ATAGGGATCCGCAAATGCACCCGCTAAATTAGCAATCTGGGCAGGAGTTAGATCTGGACCGGTGCGGCCCATCATCTCTGAAACAGAACCACCGAGGCTGTAGCCGAAGATGTCTTCATCCTCAACCGAGCCGCCTTCGTTGAAATTAATAACGGTATCTGGCAGCGGCCTCCTCATAAGATCTTCAAGCTTTTTATCTGCAATTCGCTCCGCCTTTTCTAGAGCTAATCTTTTTTTTCTGGACTGATAAGCAGATGGATATTTTTTGCCCTTAAAGCCACGTTTTGGTGTTTTTTGGGTTCGAGTGGCCGGACCTCCCATTCCACCAAGTGTGGGCATTTCCAGTTGATAACCAGCGTCGATATACGACTGAATTGTGGGTAAATCGCTTTGGACTTCAACAAAAGCACCAGTTGTAGGGTCAATCATCCTGACGTATTGATCTTCGGCGCTATCAAAGATCGGCGTGTCTTCAACTGATCTAGAAAATATTATTTTTCTATCAACTAGGTTCCCTTGGGGGTCAAACTTATCCACAGTCATGTGGTCGCGGCTGAAAATGTCTATTTCATCAAGCTGTGGCATCGAAACCTAACCTGCCATATATGTCCCAATTGAATTTGAGTATGCTGAGCCAATCATCAAAGGTCAACACGGTCGTTAATTCGTTATTTTTTTCCAAATCAGTGTTAATAGCGTACACAGGCAAACACACCCGTACCCCTTTACGGTTAAATTTATAAACCAGCACAGGAATTTTGTTGGCGCAGGAGTCACACGCCTGTTGCCACCACTCATCCTTCCACCACCAGCCCTCTTTGTAGAATTTGCACTCAACAGCGTGGTAAGGAATCTCTATATCGGTCAAATTTTTGGTCTGATACTGGGATAAGTTGCGTTTGCAATCAAAAATAATGTCCTGATCTACAAAAAAATCGTTGAGGCGATGCACAATCTCCCTTTCAAACGCCGCGCCTTTGTTTCTGGAGTCGGCCATTTTTTTTTACCAAAAATTTTTTGCGATAATAATCTTTTTCGGGTTAAATTCAAACGTCCTGATGTTGCCGGACCCCTAGGCAACCTTCCCGCCGGATTCTATCCTGCAAGCAAATAGGACCGGCGGGCTTTTTCCCATGTATTTTTTTGAATATTGAATGCGCTTAACTCAGCTATAGCGTTACCGCCATGGCCGCTCAGCGCTGCGGGGGTGTAGGGGGGTCAAATCAGCCCAAACCACCAGAAAACGCCGCCCCATAGGGATCCTACGGCCTCCTGTGCGGTCCTGACGTCACCTCACTGCACAGTGCCGTGTGTCGTTGTGCAAGAGTTTGCACACTTGTGCAGAGGGAATTCCCCTTAAAAATCAACAACTTACGCGAATTTTTGGATTTTCCGAGGATTTCCAGCCCCCGGCGGCGGGGCGCGGCCCTCCGCTATGTTTGAAAGACTAAAAGTCCTTCTGAGATATGTCTGTATCAACGCCTAGCAATTTGCCAAGTCTTTCCTTGATGTCGTCACGGTTCATAGCGTCGACATTGGCGTTAATGTTGAGGTTTTGCGATCGGTTGATGGATAAACCGGCGAGCTGATTCAGCTCTTTGATGGCTGAAACCGCAGCATTGAAGTGTCCGTTCTCAAAACTAGTCTCGGCTATCTTCCAAAGCATCGTCCCAGTTTTCTCAGGAGTAATGCTGTACTTCTCGCGCAGCTCTTCCTGCTTGATCCTGATCGCTTTGGTTACGTTGGGATAGTCCTTGCCGTTGAGCATGCGGTTAGCTGCTGAGCTTGGAAACTCGTAACCTGCTCGTCTTGCTGCTTCAGTTTGAGCGCATGCGCCTTCGGTGTAGTGCCAGACAAATGCAGCTTGCATCTCGGTCAGGTTGTTCTCTTCATCCTTCTCGAAGTGAGCTGGCACACTAACCAGTTGTGGTTTTTCTTTCTTAGGACGACCAGCCATTTTGTCTCGCTATCTTGTTGAACACTTTCTTTGCTTCTTCCCAACCGTAGGGTGTGTCACCGTGATACTCACGCTCTTCACAATTTGCAATATACCAACGGTGGAGGTTCTCATCGTAATCCAGATCCTTGTTGTAAACAAACTTGGTCATTCCTGCTTCCTGTATCTCCGAGCGTAGTGATTGCACACATGGCTCCATACCAGATCTTTGATACTGTCGCGCTCTTGATCTGTCAAGCTTTCAGTCAGCAGGTTGTACTCGTCCCTCGCGGCCTCTGTCATCTTGTGTACGAGTTTATCTGCGATCTGCCGTGGTTTAACCGAATGAAACATTTAGCCTCCTTGTAGCCAATCAGGGTACAGGGCAGCAGGGTACAGCTACTTTGAAACACTTAGAGACTTCAAAAACCCAAAGTGTACTGTGCGCTCTCTCTATATATAATATATATATATATATAAATATAGTAGAACAATACCCTATACCCTCTTCTACTCCTTTCCTGTTATATATCAATGGTTTAGCTCAGGGTATCCTTGTTTTCGGTATACCCTGTTGCTACCCTGTTTTTTCTGTCTTTCTCATCGAAAAGTTGTTCCAACCAATCTACGAGTCGTTGTATTGCTTTCTGCAACCATTCCATGGCTAAAAGCTGGGATAGTTCAGGTCACCGCCATAACCGCCCGTGTCCATGTTCTTGGGCTTCTCATAGTCCAGATCATAGACCTTCTTGCCATTAGACTTGCGTGGCTCGATGCCCCGCTCTGCCAGCACACGGCTCGCATCCTTTATGTCCGGCATCCGGGGGTTTGTAATCCCCAGATCGCGTAACAGCGTGGTCATCTGCACTGGCTTGCAGTTGGCACTGTCAAACCGCACATAGTTGAGTATCAGATCCTCCACGCTGCTTTGCGCCCTGAAGGACTCGTTCTGATCCTGTAGAGCTGCCCGCTCTTCGGGGGTGAGAAACCAGTTTTTAACGTCGGGTTTATATAAAGTCATTGCTACCTCTGCCCATAATTGCTGCATATCTATGCTGTGATTGATGTTGATATCCTTCACTGGTATCGCCCAAAATCGTCGATTTCCGCTCGTATCAGTGAGGAATTCCCTAGCATTCACGCTCGCATAAAACGCTGTGCGCCTCTGGTAGGTCGTCGCCGCCCTGTCATAGGGTAAGCGCATCTCATCCGTTTTCTTGGTTATGAATGCCTTCAGCATGTCCAGATCGGCCTTCTTAAAGGTCGACTCAAGTTCCCCCAGTTCTACAATCCAATGGCTTACTGCTTGCTTCACACTATCCTTGTCTGTCGGATTGAGCGTTGCACCCTCCAGAAGCCACCCTTGCTCGTAATCAGCGAGTTTTTTGAACCACAGGGTCTTTCCTAACCCCTGAGCGCCTTGCAGGACTAGGATGCCCTCCAGTGCGACGCCATTCGGTTCCAGCGCTGCTGCTACGCAAGAGATTAACCACTTACGCATCAATGTCTCTTTCAGTTCTTTGTTCCTTTCCTCTGTAATCGTGTCTAAGAACTCCTGTAATCGGTTCTGACCGTCCCATGGCCTACTGAAGATCCATTCCTTCACCGGGTTATATTCGTTGGCTAAGATCTTGATGTAGTCCCTGACGCGGGTGTGTGGCACCGCCATCTGTATACAGCGGTCCTCGATTTCTATAAGGCTGGCTTCCTCCTTCATGTCGCTGATGAACTTCATGTTGGGAATGTCTATCTCCATCCTCTTTTTGATCACGTTGTAGTTGACCGTGATCTTCTCAGTGAGCATGACGCCCCTGACATTGTCTTTGGTATTGAGCGCCCGCCCTGAGCTGTTCCGCATAAAGTCAAACTCTGTCGGAACCTCGACTGCCTTCATCACCGGGAGCATATCTTCGCTCAGCTTGTGATCGTTGTAGTCACCGCCAGTGGCTGGCATCAGTATCTGCGTCTGCCCACCCTCATTCTTGATCTGCTGTGCGGCTTTCTCAGCCTCTGTCTGCCCCGTGTTGCTCTTGGGGTCATTGTCAGCAATAAAGACATGGGTCTTGTCCTTGAAGTGGCCAAAGAAAGTCTTGGACACCGGACTGAGGTTGTACGCATCGAAAGCGATGATCACTGGCGATTGCATGTCTGTAAAAACAGACGCCGCCGTAGCGTATCCCTCGCAGTAATAAATTTTATCTGTGTCTGACATTTTGTCAGCACCTATCATGTAGAAATGCCCGGACTTGTTTGTGTCCTTCTCAAAGCGCTTGTCGCCGTCGTCGGTTATGTACTGTAGGCCCACAATCCTCAAGCTGTCATTGAGTACCGGCACGATTAGTCTGCCGTCCGAATGCACCCTCAACCCGTGAGACTGAACTGCCTTCTTCGTTAGGTATGGATGCGCTGTACATTCTTCAGCCGCGTCCCAGATCCTGTTGCTGTTAATGGCACACTGCTCCTGAGCTGCCATCTTCTCTTCTTCATACTTTCTCTTGGCCGCAGCTATCTGCTCCCGGTCCTCATCAGTAAGCTTGCGGTGTACTTCATTATCTGGTTTCCAAGTGGCGATCGGATCGTCGTGACTGAGCCGGTAGTCGCCGCACCGACCGAATGGTATAGACTGATCAAACCAGACCTGATACCACCCGACCAGCTTGGCTCCACTGCCATCGGTTATGTAGGCTCGACCAATGCTGCCATCAGTAACCAGCCCCTTCTTGTCTACCTGTAATCCATTGCTATTTAAAAAATCTTCAAACTCTCTCATTAGTTCGCCGCGTGTGAGCGGCTTTGACATATCTTTTTCCTTGGGTAAATTAAGATCTAGTGACATCTATTCATTCCTTGTTTGCATCTCGTGTTAAATTCTTTTTTGGAAAGATTTGCAAAATATTATAAGTTTCTATAAATTGCAATCCCATTAGAAAAAAAGAGGACAATTGATATGAGTTTGATTTCGAGTGACAAGGGTGGAGGTGACTTCCAACAGTTGCCGGTCGGTAACCATACTGGCGTCTGTTATGCGGTAACAGATATCGGCACACAGCTAATTAGTTTTCCGGGTAGTGAGGATACCAAAAAAGAACAGCTCATTATCTTCTGGGAGTTTCCTGAGTTGAAGCTGGACGACGGTCGATTGATGTCCGGGTTTAAATTCTACAACAACAGTTTGCATGAGTTGGCCAAGCTGCGTGGCGATCTGGAGAAGTGGCGCGGACTGCCATTCACCCCCGACGAGTTGAAGGGGTTCAACGTGGGCAAGCTGATTGGCGCAACTGCTATGTTGCAGGTGAAGGCGGGTACAACTGATCCTGCCAAAACCAAAGTTGATGGCGTCTTTCCCAGACCGGAAGGCACACCAGCGATTCAGGACACTGTGAACGACCATGTGTTGTTTGACTCAGATGTTTACCTCATGGAGTTCGGTGTAAAAGGTGAGTCATGTGAGGACTCGAAGAACATGGCTGACATGCTGGAAATCATGCCGCCGATTGCTCGAAAGAAATACTTCGAGTCGATCGAATTTAAAACGCACGTTCCTGAAGAGACTCAGCAGCTCCTGATGGGAGGCGGACCGGAGGCACCGATTACTCCACCGGTTTCTAGTTCAGTGGGTGGATTGTCTGCCATGGCAAGTGAGCAGAACCAAACACCACCACCAGCGAGCGACGTACCGTTCTAAGGTCTACGAGCGGGTGGCAGAATGCTTGACCTATCCTTGGGTTTGACATTGCATCTCTCGAAACTGCCCCCGCTCATCTTCAAAGGAGCAACATGAAAGACGACGTAAACAGCCCTGCTCATTACAAGACGGGAGACATTGAGTGCATCGATGCAATGATCAGTGCATTTGGCCGCAAGCGCGTGGAAGAGTATGCTGAAATTGCAGCGTTCAAATACTTGTGGCGGCAAGGTAAAAAAGATGATCAGAATCAGGATAAGCTCAAAGCCATTTGGTACACAAGGTTCTCGATGGGAGATGATCCCAGAGAATCTTGATGGAGGCGGAGTCAATGGTCGGGCGAGTGGTGACGTCCGACTTTCCTTCTACCCTTACGATCTGGGTGGTTAAAGAAAGGACGCAATGAAGCGTTTGTCCGCCGGGGTGCTAATACCTTTTCATCGAACCAATTGCGTCATTCACCACACTAACTAACAAGGAGATAGACATGGATTTTAAGATAGGCACATACAAAGGTTTGAGTTATGAAGAGTACGCCGCAATACCTGCGTACCGATCGCACGATCTGATGGCCGCAGATCGCTGTGTGTTTAGTTGGAAAAACGAAGCGCCAATGAAAGAAACCCCGGCGCTGATTGAAGGAAGGTTACAGCACACTGTCTTCTTGGAGTTCGATAAGTTTGACGAGGAGTTTGTGATAGAACCAAACGTCGATCGTCGTACCAAAGCTGGCAAGGAAGAATACGAGGATTTTAAAAACTCTTTGAACGGGCGCAGTCCTGTTAAACAAGACATGTACGATGTTTGCATGGAGCGTCGTGAGATAGTCAAGGATTTCATACCGGACCCAGAGGACCACGTTGAGTGGACTGTTTGTTTCATGTGGCATGGCCAGCAGTTCAAGTGTCGGCTCGATTGGTACTGCACTGCCTTCCAGTTTGTCTGGGATCTTAAAACCTGTAGGGATGCATCACCGCGTGGATTCAAGTCTGCTGTGAACAACTTCAAATACTTCCAGCAAGCTGCCTTGTATGTGGACGCCATGGAATCTTCTGGGATCCCATGCAATGGGTTCAAGTTCTTGGCGCAAGAGAAAGCTCACCCATATCCCTACGCTGTGTACCAACTCAGCGATGAAGCGCTGGAGTATGGCAGGGCAAAGAACGAAAAGGCTTTGAAGAATATTCTGGATTGCAAGGCGTCGGATGAATACTTACCATTTGGTTTGGAGGGCGTACAACTGATTGGGTTGAACGATTTATATTGATTTGGAATATTTTCTATTTGGACTGACATACCTTGTATATCAGCAGTTTGGTTTTATGTGTGCATTCTTGTTTTTTGCATCGCTAGTGGTAAGCCAGCTTTATGTGTTGAGCGTCATGTGGGAGGATCCCGTTAATCGGGATCGCTAACCCAAACCGCATACATTAAATCCTCAGTGTCCCAGAAGATCGCTGTCTTTCTACCATTGCGCTCAAAGTAGCTGCTGACAATCTTGGCGTCAAAATATTCTTTGTTGGTCCAGTGCAGGGATCCGCTTGGTCCAAGATCGCTGTTAGTCGTCTCGACTCTCTCGTAGCGCTTCAGCTTACCTGAGTCCATGTCCAGAACCATGTTACCGTCCTCGACGGTCTGACAGATCATGTTGTCAATGTCCTGATGATCCATGTTGATGGTTAAAGTAAAATCTTTCATGCCACCTCCTTTCTGTAGCTTTCCAAGCGCCCCTGCCTACATTCCCAAGCCATCAGCCTAACGCTGTGACGGTCAAGAGAGTCACCCTCCAGCTCGCAACGGCCATTCTTAATCTGCCAATCAAGACCAGCCAAAACTTCCGCCTCG